ACTGGATCGCAAGCGATTCATCCTCGCAAACCAAACCACTCTCAACTGACGCAACATCGCGATCATAATTAAAACCAGTACGCAAAAAAGGGACTCTCATCATCTTCTCCTATCGAGCACGAAACCGAAACACATGCTTCAACAAGTCAATCACAGGGCGCCATTCCCGCGCCTCACGACCAAGATTGTCAAACTTCTCAGCAGCCTCTTTGTCCAACTTAGCCAGCTGACCTTCCATCTCAGTCCTAAACGACTGATGTCGAATAAGCGGAAGCTCCGCTTCCAACTTATTAATCGTCATCCGAATCTGATTACCAATTTCAGTCAGGTTATAGCCCTTCTTAGTCAAATTATCATATTCAACACGAAGATTATCAATAACGTGCTTAACACGCTCGTTGTCAGTTTGTAAATTAACAAGTTCTTGCTCCAACTTCTTAGCAGTATGATACGCCACATTAGTCTGCATATTTGCATGACCTGCGCTAGCCCATTGATTAGCAGCTTGTCCAGCGATCAAGTCGGCTTGCGCCTTCTTGTTCTCCGTATCAGCCTCAACGTTAGCAACCTGCGCATTAGCAATCTTCTCTTGCACACCAACCTGTCGACTACGACTAAACGACTCAACAGCGGGGGTCATCGTATCCGACATTTGAGCTTGCTGGCCAGAAGGGGGCGAACCCCCTCCTTGGCTATAAGCAAGCATCGGATTCAACCCCGCAGCCGCCATATCCTTAACCGTAGTCTGGTAACGAGTGGCAAATTGCTGCGCAGAAAAAGCATTGGCGGACTCGGCTTGAGCAGCTTGCGCACTATTGCGACGCTCACCGCCAAGAAGAGACAAAGCACCACTGACAAGACCACCAGTAACTGCATCACTAAGTCCAAACATAAAACGCCTTAGAAGTGATCAATCAGACCCGGCACCGAGTACAACGGCATCGGACGCGCGGTCTTACAATCAAAAAAGGTATCCAACAAAAATTGCTGACCATTAGCATCGTCACCAACAGCAACAACACGATCGACCGGAGGATTCTCCTGAATAAACGTACTATTCAGGGTCGGCAAAGACGTAAATCTTTGAGCCAAGTGCCAAGGATCGATGGTACCCGCAGATGTAGACTTGAATAGACTAGATATCTGCGACGGCTTGTAACGATATTCTGCACATCGCTCCTGATAACCAAAAACGTTATTATCCTGGGCCGTATCTCCGGTAACATAAATCTCCTTATTAAGAACACTCTGCTCACCCAGCATTGCAAATGCAGGGAAATAGAAGTCATAACGAGTCGAACGCGACCACATACGCGGCAGACCCTGCTGATAAGTCAGGTCTGCACGAACAGACACCAAACCAATAACAACGCCATGCTCAGTAAACGATTGCGTAAAACCATGTCCACGGGCCAGACCCGTACCAACAGCAGCCAAACTGGCTAACGGAGTAGTCTGCCCAGACGCACCCGTACCCGAAGTCTGAGCAATAGGACTAATAATAATGGGCGAGGAACCGCCACCAAGGTACTCAGGACGCTGCAAACGCGCATCAGGCGAAATCACGCCAAAGTGCGCACGCACAATCTCCGTATACCGAGTACCACCTCGCGCATCGCGCTCAAGCAACTTCTGAATCTGAAAACTCTGACGCAACTGGTTAATAGTTGCAGCAGTAGCAGCAGACAAATCGGCATACAACGCATTAGCCGCCAACGGCGTGTAATCATTAGCGTTATAAACGCGCTGAGCATCTGCACCCAAAGCAGTAAGTGCACCAGTACCATTAAGAACACCAACGTTAACCAACGTAGTAGCGTTAGTCTTAATCGGTGCAGTCGTGCCCAGAGGTAGGGTTACAGCTGTACCGCCCTTCTGAGGCCACGGCAGCGCGCTAGTAAAATAATCATGTCGCTTACCGCGACGAAGCAACGTATAGTTGCTAGCAGTGTCAGGGCCGTCGCCCTTATCCACAACAACAGAATTCTGCAAATTCTGATCACGAAACCATTCGTTCCAAATCAAATTATACGCACGAGGCCAAAAAGCACAGTGCGAAACAGTACGGCCGGCGTCAACCTGACCGACCGTCGGCAGTCCCATATAGTCCTGCAAAGAACCAACAGCATAACCGCCTGACGGCGAAACCTGTTGAGGCACAACATACGAAATAGAGTCAGACGGATTCGTCTGCTCACCCATAAACTTCTGCCAATTGTTCCAAATCAAACGGTTCGGAACAAAAAAGAAAAAAGAATCAAGATACAAATTATCCATCGTCGGAAATAGCGGCGTAGCCATCCGAGCGAAAGCAGTCATCTTAAGATTAAAAGTATCACCGGGTAGAACTTCGTCCACATACACCGGAACCAAATAGCCAGCATCAAAAGTAGTCTTATGAGTAAACTGGCGATCAAAAGCGGCTCGAGGGATCTCGGCCTTAGGAATCATAGCAAAACGGTGAGGATCCACCGAAGCATTCTTATGCATCATCATTACTGAAAACTCCTTTTCAACATTGAATTACGAGCAAGTGAAATCTGCTCTTTAACAGCTAAGCGAGCATCTGACTGCTCTCCTAGCAACCTCTGACCATAACCGTCCAGCTCACGCTGAGCGACTATCTCAGAAAACGTCCCCGGATCTTCCTTCTCAAAAAGTCTGTCGTAATACTTAGGCGGCTTAGTCTTAACGCCATTAACGACAACATAATCACGGGGAAAAACATCAGTACGAAACTTATCAAGCCACGGCTTACCAATACCGGGCTTCAAAGACATGTGATTAAACTCTGGAACACGATCAATAATCTCACCATCATCGGTAACCACACGATAATGTGATTCAGCCAGGTCTCCAGTCACCTTCTGAACACAATAACGAGCGATATAAGCAGCCGACTCAAAAGTCACACTGCCCACGCTCGACAGCCCTAGCGGCCATAAAGACTCCAACAACTTGGACGTATAAATCGATTGACCCGAGCCAGTCTTCTTATAATAAAGCTTGTCCGGGAAATCATATCCGAATAAACAGGCATGGAAATGCGGACGCATCTGCTCCTCACCATATTCACCCCCACAATAGAAACGCACTTTCGTGCCAACCCGCTTGCGCAGACGTTTCATAAAATTCTGAAAATCAGAATAATCTAAAGATCCACCTCGGGGGAGGTTGGAATCTGAGTAGGTAAGCGTAATAAAGGCATTATCTTGATGTAGGGACGCTTCATGTAAACAACGCATCGCCCACTGGCGGCTCCGTTCAAGACGACACCCAACACACTGACCACACGGCAACTCGAGCGAGTCTTGTGCACCACGCTTAGACCTACTAACAAACCGAACCGACCCATCCGACATCCGCACGGCGGGCATTGGATGGTAGCACGGCATTACAGACGCCAACCACCGCGCATAGGGTTGTTACGCACGTTGGCCGCGGCCACGGTGCGCGTATCACGCCCAAATTGCTTCGCAGCTGCATGCTTGTTCACTTGACGACGATAGACAGGCTTCACGGTGTTCACTCCTTTGCGGTTTGTAAAAGACACCTCCTAGAGAGGTGTCACCTAGACCAGTTACATCAAGTGGAACACTGGTCTAGGCAACGACTTTACACGATCACTTCAGATCGTGCAAGTCTTTCGCACGCGCTACGAGGCGCGGCTCCATCACAGAAATGACTCCGTTGGAGTCATCAAACGAACCGAGCTCGTAGAGCTCGAAATCTTCGGGATGCTTCGCCATATCCTCAGTAGAATCCTTGCGATTGATCTCATCCCGAAACGAACGAACGGCAACAGCCGTAGAAGGAACAAAAATCGGACGGCCAAAAGCTTGGGCCGCCGAATCCTTCACCGAAACAATAACTTGAATCATAAAAACTCCTTGTAGTTAAAAACAGCCCCCGAAGGGGCATCCTTGCGGCTACGACGCCGCGGCTTCATCGGGAGTACCCGACGAAGCTTCAACGGGAACCGACTTCAAAAGGCCCATTTTGCGGGCCTCTTCCCGGTTACCCTCATCCTCCAAAAACTCCATAAATTGCTGAGGATCATTCTGAAAACGAGCACGTACCTCAGCAGGAACACGAAGAAATTCTTCTTCAGTAGTACGAATTAAATTCATCGCCGTATGAAAATCCGGCACATTCGTAAAATCTCCAGTCCTGGGCATAGCAACCTGATCAGGAATCTGCCCAGTCAAACCAAAACGCCGAACAATCGTATTGATGTCGGCCTCTTCAGCTGCGGACTGGATCGCAAGCGATTCATCCTCGCAAACCAAACCACTCTCAACTGACGCAAC